TGCTGTTATCAAGCGGAAGCGCGACGTACAGCTTGTTGCTCCAGTACCCAATGCTGATCTTGTAGCCGACCTTCCAGTTAACCCGGCTCATAATCTTCCGAATGCGCGTCGAAAGAGGCAGGGTCTTATGCTGAACGGAATTATTGGTTGATGTCAGCGTCAGCAGATTGATGTTCTGGTTGCTCACGTAAGCCAGATCAGGACCAATTGAGGTAACGCCATTGATGCTCACCAAACCAACCTGCCGGGTGATTTCAGTGACGTTAACATCACTCAACGCCCCTTGGACGTTCTCAAGCAGCATGACCGACTTGTTCTTGAAGGCAATCAGGCTGTTCTGGCCGAACGGAAACGTAGCAACCAAGTAATCGCTGTTACCAGTGTTCAGGTTGAACTCATTGGCCAATGGATCGTAGTCGGTAAAAGCCAACACGTCAGACGCAGCAATCGTATCCTTGCCATCTATGACCCACAGACGGTTCTGGTAGTAAGTGCCCTGATTGCTGTTGGGAATCGATGCAAACGAGGCAGGAAGGCTCGTGGAAGGCACAACCGTAAAGGATCCGCTCCAGTTGCCATCCCAATAAAGCGGAGTCTCATTCGGCCCACGAAAGATGTAGACGTAGTTGTTGGCCTGAACGATGGTCGACTGGGACGTTACCGTGTAAGCCCCAAGGCTGATGCTTTTGCCAGTAAATCCATTTGCGTAGAAACCAACGGAGTCATACCCAACAATCATTATCCAGGTCTGCCCGATATTGTTGGGATCGGAATAGATTGCTGATGCGTAGACGCCTAAACCGCCAGAGTTCATCGTGGCGCCGCTAGATCCTACGGCAACAAATAGTCCCTCTCCGTAAGTGCTGCCCTGCCAAGCATAATCAGGAATATCGCTCAAACGTATCCATTCAGTTCCGCTGATTGAATAAATGACATTATCTCCACCAGATGTATCAGCAAAAGCTACAAATCGTCCGTTACCGAAAGTAATCGTCCTCCATACGTCACCATCTGAGGAACGCCGTTGAGTCCAAGTCAAAGTATCAGTCGATGTGAAAACTTGGCCATTACCATCAAGAGCGACAAATATCTGATTGCCAAAAACAATATCAAGAATGAGACCTGATGCCGGAACGCTAACCGTTGACCAAGTAGTTCCATTTGCACTGGTCGCAATATTTCCAGATAATCCAACTGCACAAAATATCCCATTCCCAAAGCTTATTCCGAATATAGAAACAAGTTCAGGGATAGGCGTCGTTGTAGTCCAGTTTACACCATTGTCAGAACTGATTGACACTGCATTGCTGGCAACGGCAACCCACAACCCATTGCCATAAGCTATCCCTGAACGCGAAACAGAAAATGGCGTAACAGGAAGAGACCAGGTAATGCCATCATCAGAATACGCCACCGGAAATGGGCCTGCACCTGTAGTGCTTCCAACGGCAACAAAACGTCCATTGGCGTATGCAATATCGGTATAATTGGGAGCACTCGGAGGAGTGCGAGATGTCCAAGTAATCCCATCAGGACTAGAGTAAATGGCTCCAGTGGCGCCTACTGCCACAAATAAATTAGCTCCATAAGCAACATCTCTAAGGGTTGGAGCAGCACCAATTCCATTGTACGTCCAAACCTGACCGTATGGAACGATCCCAAGCTCAGGATAGCAGACAAAACCTCCCCGAGTCACAGCATCCTGAGATGTAAAATCATGGTTAACTGCCTGCTGGACGTTCCCAGGCTTGATGTTCTCTGGGCCGTTGTACTCGTCCACGCCAAGCAATGAGTTATCCCCAACCGACTCTGGCTGGTCATCCAGATTGCCGTATGCGCGGTAACGATTCATCAGATTAGTGACTGATTGCAGTCAATCGGGCGATTGATCCTTGCTATCATTCCACTGCCGGTTCCAACGCCACAGCAGGTAAGCAATACCAAGCAGGGTTGCCGTCAACCCAGCGACCTCATTGATCTGAGCAATTGAAACCATTGCGACAGTAGGTGCTGTAGCAGTTAAGATGTCCTTTGCGTTAGGGAAGTTCATTTCTTACGAGCCATGCGGTCACCGAACCACCAACCGATTGAGTTGAAGGCGCAGAATTGGATTTGCTCAACCATGTTTGCCTGATCCGCAGCGGATACGCGGAAGAACACGATTGAGACAAGAATAAGGAGGAAGAACGTGATGAAGGGACGAAACAGCGTGATGACGTTTGCGGCCCACGGGGAAACATTCGCTGGAGGGATGGAGGCGTTCTGGCTGGCAGTAAAAGCGTCCCAGGCGCTCTTATTGGCTGCGATCTCTGACATTACCTTGGCCTCTTCAAGCTTACGCTTGTGCTCCTGAGCCGCCTTGTAGTTCTCAAAGAACCCATTTCCAATGCGCATCAGGATGCCAAAGGCACCTCCGCCAAAAGCACTGGAAATAAGTTCAAGCATGGGCTTAAGGCAGGAAGATCAGGAGGCAGCGAGAACCTCCGTACAATCAACCTACAGGCGTTTCCTTGAGCTTGGCGACCTCTGCCCCTTGAGCACCTCAATCTCCGCAAGCGCAGCGGCAAGAGAATCAACAAGCACGTTGAGGTTCTGTTGCTGGATCTGGGAAACGATGGCGTTCTTATGGTCTTCTTTGGTCATGGTTAAACAGTGGAAGCTTTTTCCTGCTCGGCAATCGCAACCACAAAAGCGGACACTTCAGCGTACGTAAGCGTAAGTTCGCCAATGGTGATGGTTTTGTCGCTTCGCAGGGGCCACGTCACTTGCGTCCACGGGGCAACGTAAGTCTGTCCGTCAATGACGGTTTTCTGCTCAAAAAAGGCAGTGGCGATAGGAGCCTCGCCTTGCGGATCAGTTTGGATGCGCTGAAGGGTAGTGACTACGATTGGATCGTTCATAGGTGGAAATGCTGTTTCGGTTGTTAAATTAGTTCACCTTCAAGGCGACCCAGTTGTAGGTCGAATCGTCGGAATTATGCCCGTCAATCGTCGCGCTGCCCGCTGCGACCAAAACGCTCGGTGCGTGGTCGAAAGAGCCGGTTTTGGTTTTGATTGACATGACGATGACCGTATTCACGTCGATTGCCGTGCTCGTGATCGTCCCAGCGCCGCCGGAGAGAGTAACCGTGCCCGCTGCGGCGTTGGTTCCGGATTTTATAGAGACCGTCGTGCCAGCGGTGGACAGGCTCACCGCGCCCGCGAAGGTGGCTCCGCTATCCCGAACGGTCAGGAGAGCGGCGGCTCCTGACGTGCCAAAGATGAAGCCTTGGCCAGAGTCGTTGCGGAACGTCAGGTCGCCAATCAACGAGCCGGGGAAAATTCCACCGTTGGCGGTGATGTAGGTGGCGTAGGCTTTCTTAACTCCGCTGGTGCGGAAGGCAAACTCGGGGTAGGTCACGCCGTCGATGCTCAGGCCAGTTTGCGAGCTAGGTGCCGCGATTGCGACCGCCCCGCCCGTCGTCACCGCGCCCGCGAAGGTGGCGGCTCCCCCAAAATAACTCGCCCCGCCCGCGTTGCCGCTCAGTCCGACGTTGGAGCCGACTTGGAGTGCGCCGCCGCCTGCGCTGGATGCGGTGGCGGTGGCGGTGGAGGTGATACCTACCGGACCAGCTGCGCCAATCGTCAGCCGCGACGTGGATGCAGTGCGGAAGTCGATGATGGATGCACCGGAGCCGCCGATGTTGAGGATGTTCGCTTGTGCGTCCGATGCGGAGTTTTGCAGGTTGAGCGCCGCGCCTGCCGTGGCTTGAATCTGCGTGGCTGCGGTGACTCCCCCAGCAGCGGAGACGACGCCTGCCGTCCGCAGCCCGCCCGTGCCGGAAATGTCCGTCGTCGTGCCGATTAGGAGGTTTCCGGTGGAGGTGGCAAAACGCGCCCACTCCGCTCCTCCCGCTAGTCCAAAAGAAAGAGACCCCGCCGTGCTCAGTATGAAGTCGCTGGCTGAAACGAAGATACTCCCGGTGTTGGTCGGTGCGGTTACCAACCCGTAGCCAAACTGAAGCATGGTCTGCGAGGAGCCTCCGTTTCCAATGATGCCGAAGGTTGTCCGTGTGTTGAGCGTGTCGTTAAATACTGCGGCGGTCGGCGTTGTCGCTCCAAGTGCGCTACTGATTACGGTGCGCCCGGTGCCAAGGCTCTTCAATGTGGCCACGCCATTCGTAGTCGCGCCCAGCACCAGACTCGCGCCCGAGCTGCCGCCTGCGAGGGTGAGGGCGGTGGCGGCGGGGGCGGAAACTCCAGGGACCGTGACACTGGTCGCAAAACTAGGCGTGGCTGCACTGAGCTTGCGCGTGCCGTTCGTAGTCCCGTCTACGGCCATGAAATCATCAGATGCCGTAACAGAAGCGGTTGTACCAAGGTCTTTAATTCTGATGTCAGCCATAAAATAGAAGGTTGCTAAAATTGAACGTAGATAAGTTTATTCCCACTAGCATCAACGATATTATCGTTCAGATCCGTGATAAGGTATCCATCCGTAGGAACGGGATCGTTAGCATCATTGATTACTGGCGTGTTAATGCCAGTAGCCATCCGCTGGCCCAACATATCACATTGACTGCCGAGTAAACCAATCACAGCTGAAATTCGGAAGCTTGGATAGCGGCGCTGGCAGCGCCTTGGCGGATGAACTTGGCTTGCTGGGCCGCAGCCGTAGACCAAGTGTAGTGCGAGCCGTTGTACAACCGGTGCCCATTGGTCGTGGTTGGAGCAGAACCGTCAAACGTACACATCACGTCAGCGTCTTGCACGTCCAAGACAATCATGGTCGTGGTATCGCCAAAGGCAGCGAATTGCAGTCCACCAACAGTGTCATCTACCGTCAAACGTTGATCAGCTACCGTACTCCCGCGATACCAAGCTGGTTTCGGGAAGATATTATTCAGATTGAATGAACTCATAATTAAAAGGTTTGTTGGTTACCAAGAGCGATTCTGAGAGGTGACGTGAGTGCTGACGGTCATTTGGAAGCTGTCTGGCATCTGACGCTGGATGCGGTCCCATTCCTCATTCTTCTTCACTTCGACGATGCCGTAAGCCTGTAGCGCCTTGTCAGCCTGACCATCTTGGATCAGCCAGTCACCATAGGTCTGCCAGATCAACGGCTGACTGATCATCTCAGGAACAAGCTGAATATCCCACTTGCTGGGAGTATCCTCTGGATCCTGCCCTGCCGTGGTTGTGGCCAAGCATTTGTAGTAGTCGCTGGTGCCGGTCAAAGCTCCCGTAGTTCGCGTGTAATAGATGTACTGGCCCGCAACGTAGGTTGCCGTAGCCGAGAACTCATCACCTGAGTAGTTGTAGGGGACGCGCCGGTAGTAGATGTAGATCGGATTGGCCGGGTTTGTGTTGTAGCTCACGTACCCATTGGTCCCCATGAACCCGCCGGCACTAGAAATCATCTGGAACCCATCCCTCGTCACGACAAACCCCTGCCCACGCGGGTAGGTAATCATCGCAGGACTGTCCACCCAGGCTTGAAACAGAACATCAATATCGGCTTCCCCCGTCTGGTCCCACGGAAGGGTGAACTGCTGCGGGGAGACGTTGTTCTGCTGAACAATCAGGTTGCCCCACAGATACAATCCCTTGGTGATGTCGCCAGCGTAGGAAATCGTGCTTCCGTCCGTGCTAACGCCCGCTTTGTAGGTCTGGCTGGTAGCATCGGCTCCAGTCTGATAAAAGATGGTGCAGAGGAAGAAACCGTTAGCGCATTGCTGCACGTTTGCACTTTGAACATTGGTTTGAGTGCCGAGATTACCTGTCTGGACATTGAAGAAGGTGGAAAACGTGGTTGTGCCGTCGTTTACGGCCAAATACAGGTAATTCCTCCCTGCTGGACGTGCGTAGACGCTCGCCTGGTACATCGTGGCCCCAAATGCGGTTACAACCTGGGTTACGTTGTGCTCGGCATTGGTAACCGTCTCAAGCACCTTGCTGGCGGTAACTCGGTTGTCCGCAGGATTGCTGATGTTGTTGGCCGTGACCGTTACATTCGTTGCCGTCCAATACGCCGTCTGCGAGAGGTCGTTTGGGTAGGTGAGCGAATTACCCACAAACCGAGCCTCACCCCAACCAGTCAGGTCTGGCCAATTGCCAGCACCCCAGATCTGCCGCACGTTCGCGTTAAACAGATCATTGATCGATTGCGCTGTCTCCGTCGTCAGACGAGACGTAGGCACGCCAATCAGTCCGCAAATGTTAGACAAAGCGCGACTGTAGGGGATCGTTCTCACTTAGTCTTTGTTTTTAAGCCATCCACCTGTCAAACCGTGACGAGCAGCGTTAACCTTGGGACGATAGCCAACGGCACAGAGATGCGGATTATCCTTCAGATACTCAGGCATCCATTCATGCACGTTGTTACCATGCTGGCCCTGCAAACGGAAGAACAGGCGGCTGTTGATACGCGCAGCCATCTGCCCCAGTCCTTCCATCTTGGTAGAGCCTTCCTGCCGCATCTTGGCAGCAAGACGAGCCTGGTCCTCATGGACCTTGGCTTTCTCGTTGGGCAGACCGTTCTGGATCTCCCACCACCATTTGCGGACAAACTCCTTGGGGATCTCTGTGATGATTTGATCGCTGCTCATTAAAAAAAGAAAGGGGCAGAGCCTCGGATGAGGATGCCCCTGTTTGAGATTACTTAGCCGAGCTTCGTCGGATCGGAAAGATCCACGATGTTCAGATAAATATCCAGTGCGCCAGCGGTCAGGGCCGAGGGACTGCCACCCGTCGCGTTCGTGAAGATCGCAACCAGGTTAACAGACGCCGTGCCTTTAACCAGCGTAGCCGTGGTGGGAACGCCAGCAAGAACACCGGCAGTCTTCACGGACTGGGCCGTGACGAGCGCACTGGTGCTGCTGGTCGTACCGATGTTCACCGAGAACGCCGTCGTGCCAGCAAAGGCAGTCGTGATGTTCACCAGCGAATTGTTGATGACGAAGTTCGACGGAAGCGCACCGAGCGTCAGCGTCACGGTGTCGGTTGAACCGGTACCGAGAGCAACGTCAGAAGCGTCAACGTGGAACTTGTTGGAGAAACCGCGAGCCTGCTCTTGCAGCGCAAGCTGCGAGGTGTCGGCGCGGGAGATGGTTACTGCTGTATCAGCCATGGTAGTATCCTTGTTTAGTTAAGGGATGTGGTTTAGCTGGTGCCAGCGAATTTGCCGAGACCAAGTGGGTTCTTGACCATCAGGGTAAGCGCAGCGAGGATGAACCCACGGCGACCGCCACCAAGATCAGGCAATTCGTTCGACTCAATACCGAGCATATAGCCAATGCCGACAAGCTCAGGATCAATGACGTAACCGCGAGCCT